CAACTCCTCGAGGATGCGGTCGAGGTCTTGGTCTGATAGGTTCATGCGGCGTCTGCTTTCCAGCCGCAGTACTCGCCGGTCTCGATGCGCTTGGGGCAGTAGACTTGTCCGGGCGCAACCTTCGACGGCTTGGCGATGTGGTGCTCAGGGCAGACGCGGGCGACGGGCTGTAACCTGACCGGCGGCTCCGGCGGGGCGACGGCGGCGGCGGCGGATTCGTCGCGACAGATCCACGATTCAAACTGAGCGGCGAGATGCAGGACGGCGTCAACGCGCGGCTGCGTGCCGGCGTAGATTTCGGCGGCGGCTTTGACCGCCACCTCGCGGATGATGAGCTGGTCGCGCTGGTCTACGATCATGACGGCTCCTTTTTGGCGGCGGGGATGCGACGGTCCAGCGCGTCGGCGGCGAGCTCCATGCGGTCAATCTCGGGGAGCATGCGCTTCAGGCGAGCGAGGGCGAGGTCAACCCCGTTGATAGCGACGGCGAGTTTCCGGGCGCGGGGTCGGAGGCGGCGCAGGGTCTTTTTTGTGTAGGCCAATTTCAGGGCTTCTTTCTCACGGACAGCGGCAACAGCCGCGACCGTGGCTAAACGATTGACAGCACCGGCAACAGGCGCCGCAGACGCAGGCGGGGGCTTGGCCGAGGATGACGCCACACTCTGCGCACCGGCACGAGCACGACCGCCCGCCCGGACAGGGGGGCGGGCAGTCGAGGCCAGGGACGGAGATCACGCGGCTACTTCTTCGAGCGGCTGCTCGATGAGGCGGTATTCCGCCACGAGCTGCGCGCGCAGTTCACCGAGCGCGATCTCGACGGCGACAGACTGTTGGGCGCGGGCGGCGCAGCGGGTGCACTCCGTGCCCTGGGCCCTGCCGTGGCAGAGGTGCGAGGCGGTGGTTAGCCTGGACGTTTCGTCGCGGGCGGCGGCGATAGCGGCCTCAACGATGGCGATTGCTGGCTTCATAACACAACTCCTGACTAGACTTTCTGACACTGTAAGCATACTACAAACCTACTACGTACTCATAGGGGCAACTGGCACTATTTCGGACAATTTGACAGGGATTTGTAGGGGGCCTACACTGACGGCATGATCGGCGACATTTGCGCGGACAAGCTATGCCGGCGGCGCGTTCCTGACAGCAGGCGGGCGGACGCTGTGTACTGCTCGGACACCTGCGCGAAGCGGCGGGCGCAGCGGGACCGGCGCGCGCGGCGCGCGGCCGAGACCGCGCCCGCCAGGGCGGCGCGGCGCGGGCGTTAAGCCCGCCTCTCTCTTGCCCGTAGGGGGGTGATTCCCAGTGCCCTGGGCTGTAACCCTTCCTTTTTAGCGCCCCTGCGGCGAGCAGTTTCAATGTGCCCGAGCGGCGAGCGTAGTCCTTCCTTATAGCGGTGTACTGTACGTTGCGATGAGCGGGCGGACAGACGGCGGGGGAGGTGGGTGCGCATTTCAATAAGCCGCGTCGGTGCCTCAGCCCGGCGGGTACCGTCGCGGCCCGTGTGCCGCAGCACACTTCACAGCCCCGCAGGGTACGGCGCGCCGGCACGCCCGGAAGTGCGGAAGGGGCGGGCGGCGGGGGCCGGGTCTCCCGGCACGGGGCGGTGGGTGTCCCGACACTTTCGCGCCCGGGTGGGCCGTTGCGCCGCGTGGACGGTTGATCTGGTGGGGCGCGACCTAAGCCGCGCGATAGCGGGGCGTGGTGGCGCCCGTCGCTCGGGACCCGGTCGAAGCTGTGAACGGGCGCTGCTTTTTCTGGAAACGAATGCGCATTGGGCAGACGTCGCGCACGTTGGGGCGCGGTCCCTTCGTTTCGATTCGTTCGGGCGGTGGCCTCGGCGACGCGGCGAACGCGAGCGACGCCGCGATCACCGGGGAGCGGGCCGGTAACGAAGTCCAGGGCCGGGCGGGCGCGACGTACAGCGCCGCTTGCTCGACGTACCACGGAAAAGGGGGGGGCTGCGCGGGCGGAGCACGGCGCGACTAGCGCCGACCCGCGCGGGGTGGGGCGGCCCTGGGCGCGAGGAAGATCGGCCGGCGGCGGACGACGTAAAGGCGCGGAACGCGCGCGCTGCGGTGGTTCAGGCCACCACGGTTAACGCGGAGTCGGGCCGTCGTTGTCGTCGGTGATCTGCACGCGACACAACACACACATTCGCGCGCTCATGAGCGCTGTTATTCGCTCCGTGGTCCACCCCAACCGCTCCCCTTCTTCAGCTGACGCACGACGTAGATCGCGGTCGCGGACGCGAGCCCGGTCGAAATCGTGGCGAGGGCGGTTAGGATGACGGTGACGGCGGCGGCGTCGGTGGTAGGACACACGATCAGTTAGGCCAGGGGATAGACTCGGGGTCGATGCCGAGCCACAGCACGGCGAGCGCAACGAGCGCGACGAAGACGATTGTTAGCGTGCGCTTGACGGGGTCAGTCGGTTGCATGTGTGTCTCCCTTGCTCGGTCGTGTGCTGGCTGCAAGCATCTGTCTGAGGTCGGCGTCGAGGAACGTCATGGCGTCTTCGATGCGACGGTCGCCGGCGGCTGTGTTCATGGCGAACTGGGTCGCCATCGCCCGACACAAGACGCGCACGTGTTGCATGACGACGTCTACGTAGTCGGCGCTGCTGAACTTCTCGGCGTCGGGGACGCCGCCTGACTGGATGTCGATAACGTGCGCCATCTGCTCGCGGATGACGGCGATCTCGTCGGTCAGGTCCTCGACGCTGATCTCACGGGCGAGTGCAAAGCGAGCGGCACGCAGGAGCGGCATGACCTTCGAGTACAGGCCGTGGGTGCGCGCGTTCTGGTTACCGGGTTGGGCGCCGCGCTTGCGGGGCTCAGCCGGGGGCGGCGTCGCTGTCCGACGCGTCATGTGCTGTCCCCTCTGGTAGGCCGTCGGTTGCGAAGTGCTCGACCACGGCGAGCGCGACGCTGTAGACGTACAGCAAGGCGCCGACGTCCTCTAGTTTCGCCTTGTGCGCGAGGATGAGGCCTGCAACTGCGGGGTTGCCGTGCAGGATCTGACGCTCGGCCTCTCGGCGTAGGGCGTCGCTGTCGCCGGGTGAGTCGACGACGTCGACGGTCGGGGGTCGCATCGCGTGCGACTTCTGCGCCGTCATGGTCCCACGTCCGCGGGGCCGCCGAGCTGGCGGGGTACGCTGCGATACTCTGCGGGGAGGGTCCACACCACGTGATTGGGGGGGTGCTCCCTGACGTCGGCGTCGGTGGCCGGCGCTACCGTCGCCATCGTCGGGACGTGCACGAGGCGACCGCCCACGACCTCGTAGACCTGGACCCGGCCTGTCATCCTGACAAACGTACGTTGCATCTCGTCGTCTCCTTCGTCGCCGCTGTCGGCGATCGTTGCGATGCGGGGTATCCACTCGGCGCGACGCGCTCCGGGGCATGACGTCGGCCACGTGGGGACCGCCCAATCCGTGTGGCCCTTCTCCGGGAGCATGGTCGGGTACGCGTTGCGTGCGAGGGTGCGGAGCGCCTTCAGCGCGCGCAGCGCGTCGTCCGGTGGGTGGCTGTTGGAGTAGTCGCCGGCGACACAGAAGCCGATGAGCTCGTGGTTGCGGTTGGCGACGTGCGAGCGGCGCCCGTCGAGGTCGCCGGTGAGGTAGGCGCGACCGCTGGCGAAGGCGATCCCGTGGTAGCCGAACAACACGTAACCCTGGTTGATGTGATAGAGCTCGATCATCTGGACGTGGGCCCACTCGTCGGCGGGCGTGAGCTTGGCGGCGGCGTAAAACGTGGCCGTGTGGTGCCAGGCGATGCCGACGGTGGCGGTGCGCTTGTCGTGACCGCGTCCGCCGTCGCGCATCTTGTTGCGAACGTCGGTTATCTGTGGACTCACCCTGCCCGCTAGTCTACCCTTTCGGCTTCGGCTTGTCGCCCTGCAGGAGACGCGTCTTGACGGCGGCGACACCGGCGGCGACGTCGGCCTCGGCCTGTTTCAACAGGGCGTTATGTGCGTCCTGTAGATCGCGCTGTATCGCGATCTCCTGCACGTGCTGCTGCAGGAAGGCGGCGACGTCGAGCAACGTCTTGGCCTGGTGGTTGTACTCGGTGACGATCTCCTGCAGGCGCGCGGCCTGCTCGCCGGTGAGGCTAATGGTGTAGTCGGGCATGTGGCTCCTTTCGCTAGACGAGGATCATTACGCGCTGGCCGGCGACGAGGTTTGCGCCGCCCGCGCCGGGGTCAACCCACTTGACCTGGCGTAGCGTCTTGGTGAGGGGGTTGTCGTTGTTGCCGGCGAGCAGCCAGAGGGCCGTCTCGGCGGTGTTGATGCCGGGCGCCCATGTGCCCGTGCCCTTCAGCTGCAGGTGTGGTGTTGCTGGCCCGGCGTTGATGAGGTCGGCGATGGTGCCGCCGGCGATGTCCTCGATACGTAGGCCGTAGCGGTTCGCGCCTCCGGTGATCGGGTGGCTGCGGAAGTGATAGACGTCGGTCATCGCGCCTGCGCCCTGGTTGGAGGCGCGGAACGCGTGCGCTTCGGCGGTCGCACCCGAGGAGCCGCCGATGACGCTGTTGGCGTGGAACTGTGCCATCGTCGTGATGACGGGCGCGGTCCCGCCGGAGCCGAGGAACGAGCGACACTCGGCTGAGGTCAGCACGGCGAACGTGCCCGGGCCGAGGGCGCTTGCGAAGAATAGCAGGCCCTTGGCGATGAGGCTGCGGCCAGCCGATGAGACGACGCCCGGTTGCGATACGAGGCCCTGGATGGAGACGTCCGCGGATGGGGTCGGGTTAACGCTGAACCCGACGCCGAGCACGTTGACGTTGGCGCTGACGGCGCCGCCGTCGTGCTGGGCGTTGAGGGTCGTGCCGAGGCCTCCTGTGTTGCCAACGTCGAGCTTCTCGTTGATGTAGACGTCGCCGACCAGCGTGTGATGGGGTGTCGTGCCCTTCATCGTGTATCGCAGCGTCCCGGCGATCGTCATGAGGATTTGGTCGACGTCGGCGGTGTTCTCGGTATCGACCTCGGTGTCGCCGTCGGCGTCGATGATGCGCACGGGCGTGGACGGCGCCGCGAACTCTAGGCCGTCCTCGGTGGCGTTGACCTGGGCGACCTTACCGGCGTCGCCGGTGTAGGCCGCGGGGGTGTCGGTGAGGTCGAGGAACGTCTCGCCGAACGGCGCGCCCGGGACGGCGCGGTGAATGCTGACGACCGCGCTGTCGTTGGGGTTGTCGTCGGTGAAGAAGACGACAGCGCACTCGCGCCCGGCGACGACTTCCGCGGCGGGGATGCCGACGTCGACGGGGACGCTCGTTATGGGGTTGTGGCTGGAGTGGGCGAGCGTCACGGTCGCGGTGTGCGTGCCGCTGTCGTAGGCGCGGACGGTGGCGCGTGTGAGCTGCATCAGACGGCCCCGAACTCGACTTGCTGATCGTAGCGGGCGGCGGCTTTCGACCGGCGGTCGTAGAGCGAGCGGATGCCGATGATGCGGTAGTCGGCGGCGATGCTGTATCGGCTGTCTGTGAGCTCGACGATGTCGTTGATCTCGATGCCGTGGTGGAGCGGTACGGCGAGCGCCGCGGCGGGCGAGTCGGTGATCGGGCGCGGGGTGTCCTGGGGGCGGTCCGGTTCCGGGGCCGGCGGGGCGATGGGGAGGACGCGGCGGTCCATCGCGTGTTGCCTGGACTCGGCGCGGGCGAGCGCTGCGGCGGCGGTGGTGAGGTCGCGGTCGGCGATGATGAGCGGCGCGCCCGGGGCGTCGAGGACGGATGCGTAGTCGATGGCCTCGCCGATGACGGTGCCCGCCGCGCCGCCGATAACGCGCACGTGGTTGGCTATCGGTTGGTGCTGAGTGTAGGTGGCCACCGTGCCGATGGGGTGGTCTGTGCCGTTGAACTGGAACGCCCAATCGTTGGTGATGTCGGCGGGGTCGGGGTAGGCCATGAGGAGCGTGGCGGTGCGCTGTATGAGCGTGTCGTCGATGCGGTCGAAGAGCCGCCGCAGGGTGGCGAGCGCGGACGTCCCGGCGGTCACGAGGAGGGGCGGCGTCTCGGCGACGGCGGGCGGGCTGGTGCTGACGCTGGAGAAGTCGACGCCTGCGCGCCCGCACTCCTTGAGGGCGATTGTGAAGGGCGTCTCGCCCGAGTAGAGGACGGCGCGCGGGGCGCGGTGCGCGGCGAGGATTCCGAAGACGTTGTGGGCCGTCAGCACGAGGTGTTTACTGCCGTCGGCTTTGGTGACCCGGGCGATTGATTCGACCCAGACCGACGGGAAGCTCTCGCGGTCCGCGGCGCCGGAGACGGTGAGGCCGAAGCTGATGTCTATCTCTGCGCCCGGCTGGATGACGGCGACGGCGCCCGCGCCCGGCGCGTTGTAGGTGCCCGCCGTGTTGTCGAGGACGATGGTCGTGGGCGCCGCGAGGAACGCGGCCATGGGCTGATCGATCATGAGGACGTCGGCGCTGACGTCGTACGAGCTCGCGGCGATGACGTTGGCGAGGACGTCGCTGGAGGTGGTCAGGAATAGGTGCGTTGTGTTGTCGGACAGGGCGAGGCCGTATGCGTCGTCGAAGTCCAGCGGGTACGGTTCTTTCCAGCGGTGTTCTGAGAAGACCGCGGCGCTCGGGAGGAACGAGAGCATGATGCGCGCGTAGGCTCCGGTGCCGGTGTAGTTCTCGCGGAAGCTGATGCGCGTCGCTTGTTCGCGGGTCATGGACGGGTACGAGTAGGCGACGCCCGACGCCGGGCCGGCGCTGACGATCGTTACGGGCGCTGACCAGGTGTCGTTACCCTGCCAGACGCCATCGCCGAAGATGCGGGCGGCGACAACGGCTGTCGCGTCGGCGAGCGTGCCTGTCACGATGACGTTGTAGTCGTCCTGTCCGTGGACGGCGAGACCTGTCGGCGTGATCAGGCCGTCGGTGCTTGTGACCGCGGCGCCGTACGCGCCGCCCGTGGCGACGTAGGCGCTGAGGTTGGCCCCTGTGTTGACGATGACGACCTGCTCGCCGCTTCTGATGGCGGCGGCGATGTGCGAGACCGTCGCGGAGTGGGTGATAACGAGGGACCATGCGCCCCACGTCGCGCCGCTGTCGATGCTCTGTGCGCTGTAGATCTGCGTCGGGGTGGCGTCGTCCACGGCGAAGGCGAAAATGAACGCGCCGGTTGAGGCGATCGCGCACAGCCTGGTGCCGGTGCGGAAGCTCGTCCAACTGCTGTACGTGTCGCCGCTGTCGGGGGTCGTTACGCGCGACCTGTAGAGCGTGGTGCCGTCGACGCGGAGGCGGGTCAGGCTGCCGTCGGAAGCACAGACGGCGGCGTGCGGGCCGGCGGCTTCGGCGCCGTCGTACCAGGCGGCCGGGCGGAGGCCGCGCGTGCCGCCGGGGATACGGTCGCTGATGGTGACAAGGACGTCGGGAAGACGCTTAACGGCTTCCTGCGCGGCCTTGAGGCCCGCTGTGAGGGTGTTGGCCACGTCACGGCCCTGGGTCGCTGTCCTGCGTGGCGGTGGGCTCGGAGGGCGCGTACATCCGGCGGACCTTCAGCGGGTGCGGCTTCGCTGCGCCGTACTCGTCGCGGAACGCGCGCGCGGCCTTCGCGTAGGCGGCGGGGGCGAGATCGCCTGCTGTGTTGACGGTGTTTGCTGTGCCGGCCGCGCGGGCGGCACAGGCTTTCCACGCTGCGCCCAGCAAGAGCACGTCGTCGTACATCTGCGGGAGGGACGCGGTGCCGTTGATGACGTGATAGGCCTCGTAGAACAGTTTGAGGCTGGACCCGTCCGGCACGGGGTCGTCGTTGAAGTGGAGGATGCCGGCGAAGAAGTCGAATTTACGGAGCGTGCGCGGGTGGTTGCCCGTCGGGAGCTCGACCGCGGTGATGCGGATCAGGTCCTCGTATCCGGTCGTGACCGTGACGTCTCGGCTGCTGGCCGTGGTGGCGATCGTGGCCGTTCGCTCGCGCGGTACGACGCGGCTCAGGTCCTTTAGCGCCTGGTTGATCGCGTCGTTGAGCTCGGCATCTGTCCACTCAACGGATCCGACGTCGGCGAGCTGGACCCGGAGGGCCGTGCGCTGGTCGGCTAGTGAGGTCACCGGCGCCGCCTAGGCGGAAGTGCTGCCGGCTCTGGTGGACGGTGCGACGTAGATCTCGGTCGCGCTGATGACGTAACCGATGATCGTGTTGACGTCGCCGGTCGTGGCCGGCGCGGTCTCGGTGTAGCCGCCGCCGACGCCGGCGCCTTCTTCGACGTAAACGAGGCCGCCGACTGTGCCGGACGTGAAGCCGCTGATAAAGGCCTCGCGGGTGCACTCGATGACGTCGCCAGAGACGCCGGATTCGCAGGCGATGAGCTTGCCCTGAATGGCGGTGCCGACGGTGGCGAGCGCGCGGACCCAGCCGGAGTTGTAGCCGAGGACGTCACCGGCGGCGACGGTGCCGGACAGGGTGACCTTGAACTTGGGGCCGACGGCCTTAACGGTGCGGTTTCGCGGGCTCGCTTCGGTGAGGGCCATGGCTTACGCCTCCTGCTTTTTCTCGGACTTCGGGGCTCGGGCGGGGGGCGCTTCGTCGAGTGCGGCGGCGGCGCGGGCGAGCGTGAGGGCGCGGACGCCTAGCTGCGCCGGGAACGGCTTTGCAGTCGTTCCCGGCGCAGTGTCGGGCGCGGGGTAGTTGCGCTCCCCTAGCTCGGCGCGGATGCGCACCGGGAGGTCGATCGCGTCGAGGTCGATGGTGAGGGGCGGTTCTGCGGCTGTGTTCATTGCTGTGCGCTCCTTCGACTGGTCGATGCGGGCGACGATCGTCCGGTTACAGTTCGCGCAGTCGGTGCCGTTCGGCTGTAGGCGAACCTTGGTCTGACAGCGATCGCAGTAGACTTCAGCCACGGCTAGTTGGTCCAGTCCTGGTCGTCGATGGCGGAGAGCATCGCCAGCGCCTTGACGTTCTTGCAGGCGAGGGAGGTGTAAGCCTTGATGCGGTCGCGGCTGGCGTCCTTCGACTCGAGGCGCTCGGCGACTTCTTCGACGGCGAACATGGGGCCGTTGCGCAGGCCGTGGATCCCGTCGACGCCGAAGTGGACGCCGAAGATCGTCTCGGTGTCGTCGCCGGTCTTGGCCGAGTACTGGCCGTTGGCGACGTCCTCGGTGATCGTTTGGAAGTCGTTCACGAGGATGGGGATATCGCTGTAGAAAAGGACGGGCTTGTTGATCGCGCCGACGGTGGACAGCGCGAGGTCCCAGCCCTGCGAGCGGGCGAGTTTGCGGATGCCGCGGCGGGCGCGGCGGTGCATGATCAGCGCGTCGCAGTTCGGCTTGACCAAGTCGATCATCTGGTCGAGCTTCGAGAACGTGCCCGGGCCTCCGGCGGTCGTCACGCCGGCGTCCACGACCTGGCCGGAGTCCATGATCGCGTGGAGGCCGTCGAAGCTCTTGGGGTCGGTGCCGTCTTCGCCGTAGATGAACGTGTCCTCGAAGGTGCGGGCGACGCTCTTGGCGGTGAAGGCGATGACCTCGGCGCGGAGGTCGTAATGGTTGCGGCGGGTGGCGCGGAGGAACGCGTCAACGTCGGCGTCGCGGCCAAGGATTTTGAGGGCTGCGGTGACCTGCTCGAACGTCGGCGTTCCCTCGGTCCAGGTGTCGCCGGGGTTGTAGAACTCGCCGCCGGGCAACGTCAACTCCCGGGTGTACTGCAGGGCGTTGCCGACGACTTCGAGGAACGGCAGCATGGCGAAGATCGGGGACGATTCGATGACCGTTTCGATGACGCCACGGTGCACCTGGTTGGTGTCGAACAGATCGCCTTGGGCGACGGTTTCGAGGGCCATCGGGTTACTCCTTCGGCTCGCCGCCGGTGGCGGTCGTGACGCTGTCGCCGCGCGCGAGTGCGGCGCCTATGCGGCCTGATCCGTGTACGTTGCCGGGCATGGGTGCGGGCTGGCGTGTGACGCCTGCGCCGGGGGGTGAGGCCGGGGCCGCCGCGGTGGCGGGGTGGTCCGCCGCGTACTTCGCGGCGTGGTCGATGACGGCGCGCGCCGACTCGATGCCCTTCTGGATGCTGGCGACGTCGTCGCCAGCGAATGCGGTCTCGGGTAGGTCGGGGTTAACCGTGCGCACCTGGGCGCGGAAGGCGTTGGTTGTGGCCTTGATCGTCTCCTGCGCCTGGGCGAGTTGGGCCGTGACGTCCGGGCCGGGCGCGGGCGCTGCTGCGGGCGCTGGCGTGGTGGGCGGCGGGTCCTGCGGCGGGTTGTTGTTGCCGTCTTCGGCCATGTGACTCACCCCTTTAACTAACTGCTCAGAAGATTAGACGGATGTGCTTTCGCTGTCAACTGTGGCCGGGGCGCGGATGCCGCGTGCTATCTCGGACTCGATGCGCTGGAGTTCCTTCTCAGGGTCGGGGTCGCCCAGGCGTTCGATGCTCGATTCGATGCTCGTCAGGTTCTTGCCGACGAGCAGGCCCTCGATCGTGGCCTCACGCTGGCGGTCGCGTGGTGTCGGGGACGCCCACGAGACGACGGGCCGGCCTGCCTGGCTATGGGCGCTGGCGGTGAACTGGTCGAGGATCCGCAGGGCCATGCCGGCGCGCTCTGCGAAGACGCGGCGGCGGATGCGGCGCTTGCGGTCCACCTTCTGCAGGAGCGGCTGCAGATCAACTTCGAGGGCGACGCCTGACAGGTCCTTCTCGGTGCCGCCGAAGGCGGTCCGCGGCGTCTCGCTGACGTCGTGCAGGGTTGCTTTTAGTTTGTCGAGATAGTTCAGGTGTTGTTCGCCTGCGCCGCCCTGCAGGAGGTCGAGGATAGCGGCGCGCGCGTCCTTGGGCAGCTCCCATATCGCGCCGGGGAAGGCCTGGACGTTGGTCTTGTCGTCGACGCCGGAGAGTGTCGCGATGGGGAAGCCGCTGAGCTCCATGAGGTTCGAGAGGGCCGAGAGCTCGCGGTTGATCTCCTGCGCGACGGCTTTGAGGATGTCGACGTCGGAGCGTCCCCACCAGCGTTTTGGCCGGCGGATGTTGGGGTAGACGACGAACGGCAGAAAACCGTATGTGTTGGCCTCGCTGAGGATGAGGTGCTCGCCTATCCATACGTCGTGCGTGAGGTCGGTCCAGTCCTCGATTACCGTCTCGATCGCGGGGGTTGCGCCGACGCCCCATGTGGCGAAAATGTCCTCGCGTGAGAGCTGGTATCGGTGGGCGACGCGGCGGAAGCGCGTGGGGTCCTGCGGGTCAGGCCAGGGGAACACGCCGGCGACGTCGGGGGCGATGATGAGGACGCGGTTTTCGGCGGCGTCCCATGTGACGCGATAGCAGCCGTCACCGAGGACGGCGCAATCGATTTCGCTGTCGTAGTCCAGCTCTTCGAGGGCGTTGGCGTCGCTAAGTTCCTGCAAGGCGAGCTCGGCGGCGCGGGCGGGCGCGTCGTCCGCGGCGTTGACGGGATCGATTGAGACGGTGGCGCCGCCCTGGACGTACGAGCTGGTCTTGTCGATGGTCGTCTGGGTGTAGTTGGCGATGATCCGGCGGAAGGTGCTTGTTGGCAGGCCGGCCCACTGGTCGCCCTCGTAGAAGGCAAGGGCGTTCTTGTAGTCGCGCAGGCGGATCGCGTCGCGCTTTGCGAGCTGCGCGGGCAGCGGCGTGCGGTCCGTCGCTTCGGCCTGCGCCCGCGTCGCCCCGTCGAGGGATGGCGGCTGCTGGATACTCACCCTGCCGGCGATTCTATCACGGGCGGCGCCCTGGCCGGCTGCGCGCGAGAGCGGGCGGCGGGCATTCCTTGGCGGCGTGCACGAGTAGGGCGAGGCTGGCGACGTAGTCGTCGTGGCCTTCGCTCACCGGCACGGACCAAGAGACGGTCTGGTTGGGCTTGTACTCGGCGCGACAGGCGCGGAGCTGGCTGTCGATCGCGGCGTATTCCGGGCTCTGGTCGTTGGCCCACAGTTTGAGGCCGCCGGTCGTCGCGGCCTGTTGCAGCCCGTAACCGAGTTCCGATTTCGAGCGCTCGGTGAAGCGGTAGCCGATGACGCGTTCCTCGCCGAGCGCGCGGCGGGCAATGATGGCGAGCGCTTCGCCGGCGGCGGTGCTGTCGACGGCGACGCGCTGCACGCGGTGGGCGTCTAGGATCATCATGATCTCGGGATACAGCCGGTCGTGTTTCGTGCCCTTCCACTCGTAGGCGTTGACGGCCTCGCACAGCGGCAGCAGGGGCGGCGGGCGGTGGGTGACCTGGCCTATGGTCAGCACGGTGCTGTCCCGGCCTCTGAGGATGACGTCGGGCGTATCCTCGCCGGCGACGTCGACGGCCGCGACGTAGAGACGGCCTGCGCCGGGGGACGTGTGCCGCTCGTACTCGCCGCGAATGTTGGCGAGCTGCGCGGGCGACAGCAGGCGGCCGGCGCCGGCGAGCGTCTTCAGCTCGTATTGGGTCTGGAAGATGGGATGATTCTCGCCCAGGCGGGCGCGCTCGTTCTGAACGAAAACGGCGTACGCCGGGTTCTCCTCGGCGACGATCCACCACGGCACCGTAAAGACGCGGCGGCGCCCGTCGCGGCCTTCGGCATCTTCGCATTCGGCGATGGTGCGGGCGAGTAGTGAGGTGTCAGTCCAGGCGGTGCCGTAGTGGACCTTCGAGGCGTTCCGGTCGGCTGCCATCGGCAAGAAATCTTTGTCCCATTTGTCGGGGCTGACATCCTGCGACTCGTCGCATTCGAGGAGGATGGACGCGGTCGCGCCGACGACGTTGGCGTCGGGCGCCGCGCTCTTAAACTGCCACGACGTGAGGCCGAGAAGGATGGTGTTACCGTCGCGCCTGTAGTCGGGCGGACGGAGGCCTGCTGACTTCATCGTGTCGATGAGACGGTCGCGGCTGGTGACGGCCTGTGGGGTCAGGGTGGGCGCGGCCTTGACGCCGATGCCGCCGCGCGCGCCGTGCATCATCATCAGGCGAAATTCGGCCTGGGCGCTGGTCTCGTTCTTGCCGCTCTGGCGGCTGAACATCAGGGCGAGGGTGTCGCCGTGGCCGTTCAGGACGGTGTCGAGGATGCGGAGGAAGGGGGCGCGCTGGTAGCGCCTGAGGGTGTTCATGTGACGATCGCCCAGGCGGGCCAGTTGTCTAGTTTCACGGTGTTGCATTTGAGGCAGCGTATGCCGATGCGCTGCATCGTCCGGGTCTTCGGGTCCCGCTGGTAGATAGCCACGGTGCTCACGTGCCTGCGGAGGTAGGTGCGGGCGTTCGGGCAGTTGTCGTGAATGGGCAGCTTCATGTGGATCTGCGCCGTTTATGCGATACCAAGACGTCTGCCTGGGGCGAGGTCTTCTGCAGTTGGTGTTTGTATCTAGAACCGGCGATCGCCGGTTTCGCCGGCGGAGCCGATCGCTGAAAGTGTGGTGTACCGCGCAGCGCGCCTTGTTGCATGGCGGCGACTGCCTTGTCGAGGCGCTTCGCGGCGAGCTGGTAAGCGCCTGCGGCGGCGGCGAGTAGGCGGCGCTGGTATTCGGTGTTGGTCGAGACCGAGGCGGCGATGGCGATGGTGTCAGCCTCGGAGCGGGCGATCTTCGCGGACCGCTTCGCCGTGGTCAGCAGCGGGTGTGCGGGCGGGCGCGTCACGGCGATTCAAACAGCGGGATGAGCGCTGCCTTTGTGCGAAAGTGGAAATCGACCTGCCACGCCTGCGATTGCGTGAGCAACAGGGCGAAGTCATCGACGTAGGGGATTGTGATTTTTCCCTCAAAGTAGGGCGCGCCGAGCTTGTCGGTTTTCAGGGTGAGGTTGTTCAGCTGGCAGTAACCGGCGGTGGCGTCGTTGCCCGGCGTGGGCTTCTTGGCGGCGGTCAAATGAGGACTCCTTTCAGCAGGCGGTTGAGGCCGCGACGGTAGCGGCGCCGCGCGCGGCGGTGGCCGGCGGCGCGCTTCTTCTTCGCGTGCCCTGGCTGGCGGTTGTGGGGGCCGAGCTGCTCGGCCCCTTTCGGCAGGTCGAGGCGTGTCACGTCAGGCGGCTCCGGGCGCTGACCTTCACGCCTTCCGGCGTGACGTCGTAGCGGGCCATCATGTAGCTGCGCGCTGGCCGGTCCATGAGGACCAGGCCGAGCTTGTGCAACTCGAGGAGCTCGGTGAGTATAGTGGCGTGGGTGTGGTGCACGGCGCGAGCGATGCGCGCGCACGTGGGCCGGCGCGTCGTGTCGTGCCGGGGCATGTAACGGATGTAGTCGAGGATGCGGAGCTGGCGCTGTGACAGGTCAGGCGTGGGCATCGAGCAGCTCCGCGAGGGCGATCACGTCGTCGAGGTCCTGGATTACGCTGCGGTATTCAGCGGCGAACTGGCCGAGCTCGGCTGCGTGAGTTGGGTTGCGCGTCATGCGCGCCTGGACGGCTGCGAGCCGGACGGTGGCGTCGATGCGGGCGGCTCGGGCGGTGGCCAGGAGGCGTTCGGCGAACGTGCCAGGCGTGGCGGTCACTGGAAGATGCTCCAGATCACGGGCACGGCGATGAGTAGCAGGAGCGCGGCGCCGCCGACGTTGTAGGGCCATCCGTGCGCGCGGTGGTGCTCGGGGGTCCAGCCGGCGGCGGGATCGCCTTCGCACAGGGCACAGGGCTGGTCGCCGCGTTCGGCGATATCGTCGTGGTTGGGTCGCAAGGTCATTCTTCGCTCACTTTCCGGAGACGGAACTGTCCCCAATCGCAGAACCGGCAGTACAACAGGGCTTCGTTTGGGTCGGTGGCGGCGCTTAGCTCGTGGAACATCGCGCGGGTGAAAGCGCCTTTGTTCCTGATGCGGTCGTATTCTTCGGGCTCTTCGGTAGCCAGGCGGTCGAGGTGGTCGAGCACGGCCTCGAAGTGCGCGGCCTCCGGGAAGTGGCGACGGAGGAACGGCGTCGCGCCGAAGAAGCCGTGTTGCGTCGCGCGGAAGTCGAGACCGCCGAGACCGGACGGGGGGTTTGATTGTCCCGGTGCTGCTGCTGTTGTTGATGGAAGGATGGGGGGCACGAGGTGCAGGACGTTGGGCGGCTGCGTTGGTGTATCCGTGTCCGCTGATGGCGCCGCTTTGAGGTCGGCGATGAGGCGCGCGAAGTCGTCTGGGGGTAGCAGCTGGCGGGCCCGGCGCAGGTAGCCGCGGCGGGTCGCGTCGCCGCTGTGCGCGCCGTGACGGAGGGCGTTACGATTGCCTTTCGGAGCGCCTGCGCCCGGCCGGCGCCCGCCCCTACCGTTGGTCATGCTCGACCCACCATCTGCGGGGTTGAGGACGGGACCGTAGGCGCGCCGTGGCGGGGCTGGCGCCGGCGAAGGGCAGACACCCGGAGGTGTTCCGGGGAGCGGGCCCAGGCGTTTCATGCAGCCGCAGGCGCACGTCCTCGCCGGGGGCGTCACCTTTAGGCGTAGGCCCTTGCTCCGGGTCCACGAGCCTATCGCCGAGCCTGAGCTGTCGAGTTCGAATTGGCGATGGGTCCGGCACCAGAGTAAGAGGCGGTGTGGATACCGGCGCAGGTGGGCACGGTGGTGGGTCGTCACGTTCGACGCGAACCAGAGATAAGGCGGGTCTGCAGGGCGGGGGCTCGGGCAGTCGATGCAGACCAGGGCGAGACGGCAGTCTTGGGGCGTCACGGGTCCCCCTCGGGCTAGGCGTTGCGGGCGACGTTACCAGCCGGGGGGATGCGGCGGAACGATCAAGCGGGGGGGCGGCGGTGTGGTTTGCGTTGAGAGTGTCGGGGGACTCTATATGTTCTGTCAAGGGGGGCTCCTAACTTCTAGCCTGCGCGCGGCGGAGGCTAGGCCGCCGCGCGCAAGTCAGGAATTGTGTCCACGGCCATTAAACCGGATGATCTGAGCACCTGTCAATACCCTTTATCCTCGTTGACGTTGAGAGGCTCTGAGGGGCATCATACGCGGCGTGAATTGGGCGACCGTGGCGATCATCCTGTGGCTCGATGGGGTCATCGTGTGGGGCGTCTACGCGTGCCTCGCGGAGTACAAGAGCCGGTACCTCGGGCGACCGTGGGCGGAGTGTGATTACGTGGGGACGTGGATAGCGAAAACCGCCCGCTCGGGCGGACGGTTCGCGCTCCGTCTTATGTCGCGCGGGCGTGTCCTACCCGTCCATGAACAGAGCGAGTTGCCTGACCGGCGGGCGTAGCGCTTCCATCGCGCCGGATGCGAGGTTCGCGGGTGGGCGCGCCTGCACGATCGCGTCGGCTCCTTCCTCCAGCTGCGCCGCGCGGATGGCGGCGGCGACCGCCCACCTGTGCAGAGCGGTTTCGGCGTCCGGTGCGAGCTTCTCGGGGTCGGACGCGCGCAGCCGGTCGTTGCGGGCCGCGAGGTTGTCGAGCGCGTGGGCGTCTAGCGATGCGTCCATGTACTCGTCGTAGCGCGTCGAGTGCGACGCCCACCACGCTGACGGCGTCGTCCAGTAGACCATGAGGCGGAGTGCCGTGGCGGCGTCGTCCAGTTCGGCGGCGTTGGATTGAACGTCGGCGGGCACCGGCTGGCCGTCAACGGAGGGCTCCCACCAGCCGTATTCTTTCGACGCTGAGACCCAACGCCAGGCGACCGTAGACGAACCGACAAGGACGGGGGACGGCGGCGGCGGGCGTTTCATAGCGCTGCTCCTTTCTCTGTGCAGAATTTCGTCCGGGCCCCGGGCGCGGGGCAGTAGTAGCCACCAAACCGCGACGGCTTCATGGGCCGGTCGTGGACGGGGCACGACGGCGGCGGCGCTGCCGGGTGGTCGAGGCACTTACCGGCGGTGCGGGTGCAGTAGCCTGCCCACACGCGCGCGCCGGTCGCCTCGTCGATCGCGTGGACGTTGCCGCCGCAGAGTTCGCGGCGCATGCGGTAGCGGGTGAAGGTGCTCACGACGATACCATGGCGATCACTGCGACCGGCGCGAAGGCGACGGCGGCGAAGGCCCACCAGTCGGCGGCGATGTGGGGCCACCG